TTGAGGACCTGACGCGGAAATACACCGTGGACTATATCGGCGTGGATGCCACCGGCATCGGCCAGGGCGTCTTTCAGCTGGTACGCCAGTTCTACCCGGCGGCGCGTGAAATCAAGTATTCGCCCGAGGTGAAAACCGCAATGGTCCTGAAAGCAAAGGACACCATCGGCAGCGGGCGTCTTGAGTACGACGCCGGTGCGACGGATATCACGCAGTCCTTTATGGCGATCCGCAAAACCATGACCGCCAGCGGCAACCGCTCGACTTACGAGGCCAGCCGCAGCGAGGACGCCAGCCACGCCGATGTCGCCTGGGCGATTATGCACGCACTTCTCAACGAACCGCTGACCGCTGCCAGCGGCGGCGCCAACCCTTCAATTCTGGAATTTTACTGATGAGCAAACGCAAAGGCCGCAAGACATTCACCGCCATAACCGGGCAGGACGCGCAGGCGGCAGCGCCGCAACAGACCGAGGTGTTTTCTTTCGGTGACCCGACGCCGGTGATGGATAAGCGCGACATTCTGGATTACGCGGAGTGCGTGGGTAACGGGCGCTGGTATGAGCCGCCGGTCAGCCTGCACGGGCTGGCAAAAAGCCTGCGCTCAGCCGTTCACCACAGCTCGCCGATTTACGTGAAGCGCAATATTCTGGCATCCACCTTTATTCCGCACCCCATGTTAAGCCAGCAGGAGTTCAGCAAGCTCGCCCTGGATTACCTCGTTTTTGGCAACGCCTATGCTGAACGTCGCGACAATGCGCTCGGCAAGCCGCTGCGCCTGGAGGCTTCACCAGCCAAATTTACGCGCCGGGGCGTTGAGGATGACGTTTACTGGTTTGTGCATGACTGGAAAGAACCGCACCAGTTTAAAAAGGGCAGCGTGTTTCACCTGATGGAGCCGGATATTAATCAGGAGCTGTATGGCTTGCCGGAATACCTCAGCGCGCTTAACTCTGCCTGGCTGAATGAGGCGGCGACGCTGTTCCGCCGCAAGTACTACCAGAACGGTGCGCACGCCGGGTACATTCTTTACATGACCGACGCGGCGCAAAGCAGCAGCGACGTTGACCGCATGCGCCAGGCGATGCGCGACACCAAAGGGCTGGGTAACTTTCGCAATCTTTTCATGTACGCGCCAAACGGTAGGCCTGACGGGATCAAGATTCTGCCGCTCAGTGAGGTGGCGACGAAAGACGACTTCTTTAACATTAAGAAGGCTAGCCGCGATGACCTGTTGAGTGCGCACCGCGTGCCGCCGCAGATGATGGGAATTATCCCGGATAACTCCGGCGGCTTTGGCGATGCGGTGAAGGCGGCACAGGTATTTGTGCGTAATGAGCTGACGCCGCTACAGGAAAGGATGAAAGAGATTAATATGTGGCTTGGTGAAGATATAATTTCATTTAAACCTTATATACTTGAAAGTAATGAGTAAAGTTAGCTTGCTCTCATAACTCCGCTCATAAGATATCATTTGTTGTCTGCATAAAACTTTGTGGCGCAACAAATGGTATTATGCTGTAATATTTTTATTTTTCATATCATGATGGATTAAATATGGAAATCACTGATGCGACAGTTTGGCACAATTACACTATTAGCACCCCAACATATTCCGATTCAGAAGACTTAGCTTCTAAACTCATAGAAACAGGTGTTTTTTCTTCAGTTTTAACACCCAGCAATAAACTTTACTATTCCAACAAAGGCGCGACTTTTCAGCAAGAACTTCAACTAGAATATTCACATGATTTTCTAGGCTTAACCGTGACAGGGTTAAACAATATAGACCTAGAAAATTTATGTGACTTCACTAAAGCTGGGTTTATGAAGTGTATAAACATGCGCCTTTCACAAGAAAAGGTTATGCACTTACAAGGCGGATTCTTTTCAAACTCAATTATTGGCTCTATTAAACCTTTCTTCATAGACCCTAACGATGACCAGCGATATTTATTTCCCATGGTGAGAGTGTATGAAATTGGCATTACACAAGTCACATTTATGGATGATGGAACCTACGAGGGTGATATAAAGGGATTCATTAATGAAAGGGTAAATATGCCCTTAAGGAAATTAAATTATATAACTAGTCCATTTACTTATGTAAAAAAGCATCTAGACATTGAATCAGAATGTGTTAGTTATGCATTGCGACATAATTTTAGGAAAATCAAAAAAGCATACATTTCATTATTGAAATCTGAGCTTAAAACCCCCAATGTTGATAGTTTGAATTTAAAAGAAGAGTACGTCGATTATGCGGGCGCGCTTAAGTTAGAAGATAGCATTAGTGATATAGCCAGGCATATAGCGGCCATAGTATCTTATACACTAAAAAAAGGGAAAAAATATAACACGCTTAGTAAGCTAGACAGAGATTCTTTATATGGATACTGGCAAGGCAAACCAAACATCTTTGTGTTTGAACACGAAAACCAAAAGGATACTGCTACTGAAAATAGTAAAAACAGCGAAGTCATGATAAATTCAATTCTTGCCAAATCTTCATATTATATAAAATACGGCCGAAGCAAAGAACACATTGATCACAGAGCATTTGATGATTATAACTTTTTCTCAGAGCCGGGTGTATGTTTAACGCTTTTAGCTAAAAATACATATACCAACCTGATAAGTGACAAAGAATCGACTTACTCATCAGAAAACTTGATGATGGATGCTCTTGTCAAAGGTGACATGCGAGATCTGGCAGCGGTATTTTTTGAAATAAAATCACAAGAAATAAGTATATCTAAAAGCAGCATAAACTTAGCTAGAATCAGAGAAGAGATAATTACTTTTGAAGAATGGTTACGGATAACATCGAGAAGATTTGGAGAAATACAAGACTATGTCTTAAGCTTTTTGCATGATAGTGACATCAGAACATCCCTAGACAACATGAACTCTTTATTAAAAGCTAAAACAGAAATTATGAAATTAAAAGAAGCGGAGCTAAGCGAGAAGACATCTAAAAGAACTGAATGGATATTTGGTTTAATAGCCTGCACATCTCTAACGCCTGTTATCAGCCCAATGTTGGAAGGAAGTAAAATAGACGACCTGATTTCCTACCTCAACATATCTAAATATAAAGATGGATTTTACCTCCTTATTATTATGATTACTGTCTTTATTTTGGATTTCTTATTATCTAAAACAACAAAAAAATAAAGCACAGCTTTAGAAATAAAATAAACGGCCTAAATAGGCCATTTATTTTTCTTAGAGCTACGAGTGCTTTTCAATGACCAGGTCAACGCCTTCGTTGAGCAGCTCATTGATAGAAACACCGTGCGCCTGAGCAGTCACAGCCAGCGCCTTATGACGCTCTGGCGTCAGGCGGGTAGTCACCTTGCCGCTGAATGTCTTATAAGGTTCGATATCATCCTTGCGGCATTCGTCGAGAAAAACCGCCAGTGATATTGAACCCTCTTTTTTCAGCTCTTCGACGCTGTAAGCGTAGAAATCAGCTCCGCCGTTCAGGCCGACAAACTCCCCGCGAAACATTTCGATCTCAGGGTCAAAGGTGATGACGGCCAGATGGCCGTCGATTTTAAGTGTATTGTTCATGGTCTGATTCCTAAACTATCGAGCCATAACCGGATGGAGTTAACCGCCCCCTTGTCAGTGGTTGGTCTGGGGTGCGGCCTGTGAAAGATTTTCTTTTGCCCTTTCAGCAGTACCGCAATCCTTGAACCTTCCCTTTCGTGAACCTCCGCACCGAGAGCGATAAAAAGAGATTCAATATCACTCCACTTTATCGAACCGCTAACCGGCCGGGCGAACACATCTGACAGCGTTTTCTGGTGTCGTTTGTTCATGGGTTTATAGTATCACAAAGCGACACCACGGCAAGTCTTTTTTGGTGTCACTTTTTGGCACCACTCAACCGAGCTTTGGTGACATGCAGCATGCGTGCGTATAAGCGCCTCTAAGGGGATGATTTGTCGCGACCGATCGGGGTGACACGGAGCCAGCAAACCACACAGCGAGGCGCTGAGGCATACATGTTTGCACCCTCAGCGCGCAATGCTATCCCCGCCACGCCTGCCCGCTTTATCCATCGCTTTTAATGCAGATGCACGCACCACGAAAAACAGCGTCAGCACTGGTGCCGCAGGGTATTTCGGCGCATCAAAAATGAATGCGAATCCATGCACGTTATGCATGCATGGCTCATCTGAGGCCGAATTAGTCTGGTAAATCGGAGGGGTAAGCACTTTCACGGCTGAAATGCTGCAGATAAATAATGCCCTCACGCAGGGAAACGGGGCGGGGCAGTTCGATGATAAAAACAAAATCGTAGGTCCTGCCCAGCCAGAAGCCGCCGCCAGCCTCTTTTGGCCGCTGGAAAAAAACCCATCCGCCAGGGTGGAAATATTCGAGGTAATCGCCCCGGTAAACGATCTGATAGCTATCATCTTTGCCAGCCATAACCTGACGCCTCGCAAGCTCGTTGCCCAACCCGGCAGCCGCGAAAAACAAGTTTTAGCGGCTACCAGGTTCTCTCAATGTAACCAGCTGTCATCTTCCCAGACGTTCTGGATGATTTCGCTAATGCGTTGTTTATCTTCGTCCAGGCTAAACCCCTGCATTTCAATCCGGGACACACTCCCCTGACGAACGCGAATGGTTGTAGCGGGATAGATGGAAACGATCCGGCTATGAATCTCCGCCTGAAAAGCCTCAACTATCGCCTGGCTTACTTTCTGATTCTTATCGATCATAATTTCGATGCGCATGTGCAACCCTAAAGGATTTATTTTTCAAAAGGTACAGCCGAAAAAACGACTGAAAATTGTTTGTTATTAACCATTGCTCCGCCCGCAATCTCTGCGATCAGACTTAGGGCAATTTCCCTATCACGCTCTTTGCAAAACCCTTCAGTAGTCAGCCTTGCAATTAGCTCGACTCTTTCAAGCATGACATGCTCTTGTAATTCGTTATCCACGCGCCCTCCCCAATCGCCAAACCACTGTACGCATATACAGTAGCATAGCATTTGAGATGATATAAAGAAAAATATTGCACCAACCAATCTTTATCATCCTCATGATATAAATCATTTTTTTATCGCACTACTGCTGATTGCTTAAGCCCCTTTTTCACGTTACTACATCAGCTTATTGAACTGCACCCTGCTCAAAACCAAATTATTTTTGTGCGTTTTTTGCTCTTATCAAGCTGGATAAACCATTAATTCGGGCTAATAGATTCCCTGCTTTCTCTTTGGTTTCGCCAGGCTTATCACGGTCCGATCTTGACCTCAACAAATCGCCCTCTGCAGAACTCCTATACCAACGGCCATCTATCTCAACCTCCTGCCCTTTTAACAACCGGACAGCCAGACCACGACTTATCGCATCGCCTGTAAAGTCACTTATCTGCTCAATCACATTTTTGCACGCCCTTTCTATCCGGTCCGGCCAAACATGAACCCGATGTAATTTCTCAGGCTTATCAGCACGTATTCTGCTCAGAATCCGTCGCCGTTCTTTACGGGTGAGCGACTGAATCGTGGCTATATCGAAACTTTCCGGCGGATTTGAATCCTCAGATCTCAAAACCCCCGTACAGTTATTGACAGAACTCCGAGAGGACGCGGGCGCGTCCTTAAATTCAAAACCCAAATCAACAGCACGTTTCGGCACAATCTTCCACTGTGCGAGCCGGGTCAGAATCGGGGTATCGTCGCCAACATCCGTTGCGTAAACGCCTTTAATACGCACGGTTTCCTCGCCGTACTCATTAACGTCTTCGCTTGGCTGATACCAGGTGCGCACCGCCAGTTCATCACGACGCACAAATGGTCCGCCCTGGGCGTTCACGTAACCGGCCCAATCTCCCGCATCGGCTGCATCATGCGCGGCAGCAAATTCAATGCTCAGGCCGCGTGCGGTTTCACTGTCGGCCATGCGGCGCAGTTCGCGGTAAACCGTGACCGGGGCACCGCCTACAAACTGAAATTGTCGGATGTGCCAGCGCGCTGCCCAGGCGGAAACGGCCGAGGCGGTTTCTTTCAGGTCTTTGCCGCTTTCGTCGTCCGTCTCGCCATCCAGCGCGTAGCCGTCGATATTTTTTGAAATGTATTTAGCCACGTAGCCGGTAGCGCTGCCTTTTTCCGGATCGATAGCCTCCGCGTGAAAGCGTGCCTTACGGGCTTTATCTGTCGTCAGCTCGCCGCTGTCTTCCTGCCAGGCGTAGTCTCGGATAATCTCGCGCACACGCTCAGCCTGCTCCGGGCGCATAAACATCAGCATATGCCAGTGTGGGGTCGCGTCGTGGTGAGGCTCAGCAACGCGTATCCCGAAAATGCGGATTTCTTCGCGGTGCAGCTTGGCGCGGATTTTCTGCCAGACGCTGCAAAGATAGCGCTGCGTGTCGGCCGGGCTGGCACCGTTCCATTTGCGGTTGCGGTGGCCGGTTTTGATTGTGGCGTGATAGCGCGCCGGAGCGGTCAGCGTGTAGAACTCGCCGATAAAGCCCATTTCGTTACAAATATTTTCAAAGCCGCGAATGCGGGTCATCAGCTCACACCGACGGATCGCCGGGTTAGCCACGCTGCCGTCGTATTTCTCAATCAGGCTGATGCGGTTGCCTTCCTCGTCTTCAAGTTCCATGCCCTTGAGAAATTCACGGGTACGCCGTTTCTGCTCGCGCCATTCTGAAACGGTCATATTGCTGGCGTATGGTGTGTGCTTTTTGCTGACGTTAGCCAGGGCAATCTGCAGGTGTTCGCGCCAAGAGGCGGCGACACGGCGCAGGCGGCCTTTCCACCACTTTTCGGTCTGCATGCGCATGATAGCCGGGGTAACTTCCTCCGGGTCGAACAGGCGCGACGTGACCTTTTCCCACAACGGCGGCGTCTGGCTGAGCTCGCGAGTGATAGTAGCGGCGGTCATGTAAACGCGATGAGTATATTTGTAATCGGACTCATCACCGGCCTGAGCGTGCGCCTGCACCAGTTCAGCCAGGATAAAATTAGCGGCATCGCCTGCCAGTAA